CTTTGCTTTCTCAGCGAAGGCGCGGATCTCTTCTTGGGGGAAATATGGCGCTTTGTACTTACCATAGGGAACGTTAAAGCCGCCGGATTGGTTATAACGGCAAAGCCCGTTAAAGCAGTGACGGTTCAGATAAAGGAAGCAGGCAGCTCTTTGTACAAGGTCAATGCCACCAAGATTAAATGCTGCTCGCAATTTATAATATTCACTTTCTGTATTCCCAGTAATAAATAACGCTTCGACCACAGTAATAAATGCTTCAGGTTCACCAGCGATAGTTTGATATAAATTAATTAAATCATGATTAACATCCGCAACTAAATAAGCGGAATAATCCGTATTCATCATTACAGCGCAGGAACCAGCAAACGGCTCAACCAGCCGATCACCGGCTGGCAGATGTTGCTTAAGGGTTTCAATAATTCGAGCTTTAGAGCCAGCCCATTTTAAAATTGTTCTCACATTATTCCCTTAATCGTAATTGCGGTTTTCAGGCCGCTTATGGAAATCTGCGTCACTAATGTCAGCAGCAAGAAAACCGCTGGCTATAACTGCCAACACACCGACCAACACGCAAAAGGCCGTCATGCGCGCCCCCGATAATGCTTGTTCCGTTGTTCCATTAGTTCTGCGCAGTGGACGCAACACTCAACGCCCGGCAGTGCTGCGCGACGCGCTTCGGGTATTGGGCGATCGCAGTCGAGGCAGAACATCGCAGAAGCGCCCGTTACTACCTTGCGGGCTGAGTTGATTTGAGATTCAAGAATATCGGCCAGACGTTCAGTGATTAAATCCAGTAAATCCGGCATTAGTGGATCTCCCATGATTCGTTACGAATGCGCTCAGCTTCCTGCCGCAGAGTTTCAGCAGCACCGCGTCCGGTTGCATTATGCTTAAGGAGATATGCCGCCAGAGCCTCAAGCCGGGAAGCGAATACTGCTGCTAGGTTTTTCCGTTCATCCAGACGCGCATCGCTCAGAGCCATTAATTGCCCCTCGTAATTTCCAGCCGCTTTAACTTTGTCAGTACCCACTTTTATTTCTAACTTTTGAATATTTCGCATAATAATTTCCCGTTTTTAGGCAAAAGAATGCCCGGCGAGTTAAACGCCTTAAATAATTAATTTCTGTTAGTGATTAGTATTTAATGCGCAATCGTCTTCACTGATAAATCTTGGCAGTGAGTCAACAAGGTCAATGAAAGAATTCAGTGCGGCAACCACTTGCTTACGTTCGGCGTATGTCAATTCCGAAAACTTCATCTCAACATGACGAGTTTTTAAACCGGCATGGAAGCAAATAGTTTTCCTCATATGCGGCGGGCTTTGGTCAAATGCTTCCTGCGCTGCATTCTTACGAAAAGGAAACATTTCCTTAATACGCGAAATATGTTTAATTCCGATTTCTCTTTGTTTATCGCTTGCTAATAACATATAAACCTCAACTAAATAAGCGTTTAAAAAGCGGCTTTCTTTTCGCTGCAGTTGATACAGGTTCAAATCCAACCTGACGCGGCGCTGGGTTCCAACGCCCACCACTTGGTAACTCAATCCAACCGTGACCGAAGTGACGGGCCGGTGACTGCCGCTTTAGCAATGGTGCAATTGAAATGACCATATTTAGACCAACCCGTTTGTAGTGACGCTGGCTATTGCACCAACAGCAGAGGCCAAAGCTGGGGAAGCTTGCACCCTGCCCTGAATCAACACGCTGATCAGCGATAGATGACGAATACCGGCGTTAACACTTTCAAGTAATGAACGTTTGCATTGCTGTGTCTGACGTTCTTTAGATACCGCAGTTGCAGCAACGGAACCCACTGCTGCAGTAGCATGCAATGCATAATCGACCATGTTGCCGTCGGCAACCTCATTAACTGGCACTGCAGGCATGCAATTTAATTGAGCCAACAGACCATCAATAATCATCGCGTCTTCGGTCAAATCAGTAAGTGCCAAAAGCTCAACACATGACAGTTGATGCACTTGATCCGGATTAAGTTTGTTTCGAAGAGTTTGCGGATTGATTCCAAGCTGCGCGGCAAGCTTTGCCATGTTGTTCTTTAAGGCAAAGGCTGCACATGCGTCGTTGAAATGGTTTTGTTTGGAAACACGATAATCAAACATGTTCTACCCCAAAAATTCACTTAATGTGAATTAAGCGCCGATTACAATTTCAAAACGGGAATGGCCAAGATTCTTTTTAGCTTCCATTTCTTTGTAGCGGGCATAAAGAATCCTTATCGGGCCACCTGCGCGCTTTTTACCTTTCTTGATAGTGCGCGGTTCGATTGGAATGCGAGGGTTTTCGCCGGTTGTCTGGCGATAGACTGTGCGAACGGATACCCCTTCGAGAGTGGCGAATTCTTCTGGGTGCACCGTTGCACGCGGGATCTTGATTGTAATCAGGGTTGTCATAATGCATCATTCCCATTTAGTTAATTTAATGCCTTTAATGGTCAACGTTTGCCAACTTAAGCCATCAAAGATAACTCACTAATGAGGAAGATACTCAACAAAAGAGTATCAGTCAACATGGAAACTCACATATGAAGATACGCAATTACACTTTTGAGCCGCTCGATATATTAGATCGTGTATGTGAAGCATATGGGTTTAACCAAAAAATCCAGCTTGCTCATCACTTTGGTATCTCCTCAAGCTCCCTTTCTAATCGCTATACGCGCGGAACGCTTTCTTATGACTTTGCTGCTATCTGCTCCCTAGAGACAGGAATTAGTCTGAAATGGTTGCTTACTGGTGAGGGAGAAAAGACGACAGAACAACCCACCACCAGTAAAACGTCCGATTCACAAATTAAACTTGATAAGTTCACACTTAGTGATGGGCAACTCACACAAGAAGAATCAATGATCATAGATCGTCACTTTTTCAGTAAGCCTCCCCTAATGGCTCAAATCATCACTTCTGAAGGCAAAACTTATTTTATTGAAAAAAAGACACCTCTATCTGACGGCACATGGCTAATTGATATTGATGATTCAGTAAGCATTAGGGATCTAGCACTACTACCAGCCCGAAAAGTACACGTTACCGGTGGAAAAATTCCATTTGAATGCGGAATTGACGAACTGACCCCACTAGGCAAAGTTGTAGGGATATATACAGAGGTTAACTGATGGCGATCAGAAAACAGGCTGATGGATGGTGGCTGTGCGAGCTTTATCCCAACGGTGCAAATGGCAAACGTATACGTAAGAAATTCGCTACCAAAGGGGAAGCAATCGCGTTTGAGCAGCACACCATTACCAAGCCATGGCAAGAGGATAAGATTGATAACCGCACTCTGATTGAGGTGCTGAAAATCTGGTACTACGCCCACGGCCTTACGCTCAAAGATGCAGACAGACGACTAGCCGTAATGACGCATGCCTCTGTATGCATGGGTGAACCCCTTGCAAGAGAATTCGATGCCAAGATGTTCTCCCGTTATCGAGAAAAAAGACTCTTAGGGGATTTTTCTCGCGGGAACAGAGTGAAGAAGGTCACCCCTCAAACTATCAATCTTGAACAAGCCTATTTTAGGGCTGTTTTTAATGAGCTTATTCGTCTGGAAGAATGGAAAGGTGAAAACCCGATCAAGAATGTACGCCCTTTCCGTACAGATGAGAGTGAAATGGCTTTTCTTACAAAAGAACAAATTGAACAGCTTTTGACGGAATGCGGCAGTGAAGGTAACAGCGATTTAGTATGCATAGTCAAATTATGCCTCTCAACGGGTGCACGCTGGTCAGAGGCTCAGGGATTACAGAGAAGTCAGGTAACAAAATATAAAGTTACGTACACCAAGACTAAAGGCCGCAAGAATCGAACCATTCCGATCAGCAAGGACCTTCACGACTCATTACCAGCAATAAAGAGCGGCAGGTTGTTTAAGGACTGCTACCGTGAATTTGGCTTCGCCCTGAAACGCACCGATATACAGTTGCCCGCTGGCCAGTTAACGCATGTCCTCCGCCACACATTCGCTTCTCACTTTATGATGAAAGGAGGGAACATTCTCGTTTTGCAGCGCGTTTTAGGCCACACCGATATCAAAATGACAATGCGTTATGCCCATTTTGCACCTGAACACCTTGAAGAAGCACTGAGGCTAAATCCGCTAGTTTAAGTGGCGATAAAATGGCGGTGCAAATGGTGCATACTGGCAATTAAAGGGCAAATGTGGCAAATCTTGTCAGTAGTCACTTTCTTCTTAAACCCGCATATACTCTACAAACTGGCTCTCAGCCTAGGTTTTCAGTCACATTTATTCTATTTCAGGAAAGTATGGCTTATAGCTAATTTGTACTGGCAACGAGCTGGTTAAGCTGACGCAGGCGGCAGCTTATGCTTAAGTGTGACGTCAGTCGCATAGCTTAATTTATTGCATTAAAGGAGCACGTCATGAT